ATATAAATGGATTAACTTAAAATTATATAATATGCCTTTTTACGGAAAATACCCTTTTAACCCTATTGACTCTGGTAAACTTTGGAAAAAAGATGCCAAGGGTCAAGGGTTTGGCAGTACATACGGTGGGAATCAAATATCTAACGTTACTAAATCTTTGAATATCAAGACAGTGAGTGAAGATAGGGAGTCTGAAATGTTTTAAAATTTCAATTTATATTGTTTTTAAATAAACTATAAAACCTAAATGTATGAATGCAAAAGAAACCATTAAGAGAATTGCTGACGCTTTAAATATCGGAGCAGAGGAAACAGCCAAAGTTGAGGAAACTAAGGCAGATGACAAAGTAGAGGAAACGAAAGTAGAGGCTACTCAAGAGACTGTAGAAGATACGAAAGTAGAAGCTACTGAGGATACTAAAGCAGAAGACGCTCCAGAAGTCGTAGCAGAACCTGTAGAAGTTGCTGAGACAGTTAAAGAAGATACTAAAGAAGAGGATTCTAAAATACAAGACCTACAAAAGCAAGTGGATGAGTTATCTAAGCTTTTAGAAGTAGCAGTGTCTAAGGACATCGATACTAAAGAGGACATAGTACCAGAGATTCCAGAAACTAAAGTAGAGCCTTTAACTCACTCACCAGAGAGTACACCAGAAACCAATGGAAAGAAAATTGGCGGACACGGTGGAGACGTATTATCTCGTGTCTATAAATATATGAGCTAATAACCAATTAATTAATTATTAACTAAATTTAAATTTTACTACTATGGCTACAACTATGACCATTTCAAATTCAAGTTATGCAGGAGAAAAAGCAGCTGGTTTTATCGCAGCGGCTCTTCTTTCAGCTAACACTCTTGACAAAGGTGGAGTTACTATCAAACCTAACGTAAACTACCGTCAAGTAATGCAAAAAATCGCTGTAGGTGATGTAATCGCTGACGCTTCTTGTGATTTTACCGCTACTTCTGACGTTACTTTAACTGAGCGTTATTTAACTCCAGAAGAGTTTCAGGTAAATATGGAGCTTTGTAAGAAAGACTTCGAATCTGACTGGCTTTCTATCGAGCAAGGATTCAGTGCTTTCGATACACTTCCTAAAAGTTTCGCTGAGTACCTTATCTCTCACGTTGCTGCTAAAGTTGCTACAAAAACAGAATTAAACATCTGGAATGGTGCAAACGGAAATGCTGGTGAATATGATGGATTAGTAACTCTTATGAGTGCTGACGCTGACGTAATTGATGTTTCTACTATTGAAACTGCTATCACTCCTGCGAATATTATCGCTGAATTAGGAGCTGTAGTAGATGCTATCCCTACAACTGTATATGGTAGTGACAATCTCTCTATCTACATTTCTTCTGCCGATGCTCGTTCTTATGTACGTGCTCAAGCTGCTTTAGGTTACAAAGACCTTTACCACGTTGGACAGACTGCAATGGACTTTGAAGGTGTTAAATTATTTGTTGCTAACGGATTGACTTCTGGGCAAATGGTTGCAGCTGAGAAAGATAACTTAATGTTCGGTACAGGTTTACAATCTGATTTTTCAGAGGTAAAAGTTTTAGACCTTGCTAACATTGACGGTTCACAAAATGTACGTATCGTTATGAGATTTACTGCTGGTGTACAGTACGCTATCGGTTCTGAAATCGTTCTACGTCAAAACGCATCTTAATAATGCAAACTCAATAGGGGTGGTTAATTTCGCCCCTATTTTTTAACTAATTTTTAATACTTATACTATGTCTTGTGAAATTTCTTTGGGCAGATTGGAAGGGTGTAAAGACCAAATCGGAGGTTTAAATGCGATTTATTTCGTAAACTTCGGCGATGCTGGTTCGTGGACTATAACAGATGAGAATATCACTGCTATCGCTGCAACTACTCCAAGCGCTTATAAATACGACCTTAGAGGTAATTCTACCTTTGAGCAGTCTCTAACGTCAAGCCGTGAAAACGGTACTACAGTAGCTGAGCAAACTTTAACGGTTTCTCTTAAAAAGCAAGATGCTGCTACTAATAAAGAGGTAAAATTATTAGCTTACGGGCGTCCTCATATCCTTATCGAAGATAACAACGG